ACTGTAAGGTTGGAAAACAACATTGTAGTAGGACCAGAATCTAAATTCCATGGTAAGGAAGTAAAAACCAACCAAGATATTATGGAAGTCTTTGGTGTTAACGTAATGAAACAGCCAAAAACTTCAGGCAATACAAAAGATACTATGATTATGCCAGATGGAACTGTAGTTCCTACTAAGATGGAAGATGTAATGTCTAAACAACCTGCTACATCAGGCGGTACTCGTGATACACAGATAAGACCAGATGGATCACTGTACAATTTTCCACAAATGAAACCTAGTATGCCAATGAATAGACCTAACATGGGGCAGATTACTGGTTCAGGTATGGGATCACCTTCATATCCTGTAGATTCACAACGTAAATATCCAGGTATGTCTCAAAAAACTAAACCTATTAACTTAAGACAGATGTTATTAGCTAACTTTACAGGATTAATATAATGGCACACGGTGGTAAAAGATCTGGTGCAGGTAGACCAGTAGGTATAAAAGCAGGAACAAAGAAAGAACGCTTAGAAGCTAATTTAGGTAAGGGTCAAACTACTCCTTTAAAATATATGCTTAATCTCTTGAACAATCCTCAAGTATCTGTAGAAAAGAAGATGTGGGCTGCTAAAGAAGCTGCACCATTTGTACATTCTAAGCTATCATCTGTTAATCAGACTGTATCTGGGGATGATGATAAACCAATTACCGTTCAAATAGGATGGCGTAAGAAAAAGGATTAATGGAAGTAACCATACCGTATGAACCTCGACCTTTACAGGAAAAGATTCATAACGAATTAAAAAGATTTAATGTCATCTGCTGTCACAGGCGGTTTGGCAAGACGGTATTCGCAATCAATCATTTAATTATGACTGCATGTGAGATACCAAACGCAAGATTGGCGTACATCGCACCAACTTATCGACAGGGTAAAGCAGTCGCTTACGACTATTTAAAAGAATATACAGACCCGTTAATGAAACTTGGTGGTAAACGCCACGAAACCGAACTGAAGGTTGATCTATGGAATGGATCACGTATACAAATCTTCGGCTCGGACAATCCAGATGCACTTAGAGGTTTAGGCTTTGATGGTGTATGCATGGATGAGTTTGCTCTAATGTCACCTAGAGTGTGGACTGAGGTTGTAAGACCTGCAGTATCAGACAAGCTAGGCTATGTTATATTTATTGGTACACCCATGGGACATAATCAGTTCTGGGATGTATATGATCTAGCTATACGTAGAGGTGGAGATTGGTATGGACAACTATACCGAGCATCTGAAACAGAAATTATTGGAGCTGAAGAATTAGAAGAAGCTAGGCTTACAATGCCAAGCGACCAATACGAACAGGAATTTGAATGTAGCTTTCAAGCTGCAGTGTCAGGTGCGTTTTATGGAAAACAAATTCAGAAGGCTGAGAAAGAAAATAGAATTACTGATGTTGAATATGATGCTACTGTTGATGTAGAAACCTGGTGGGATTTAGGTATAGGTGATTCAACTTCTATTTGGTTTGCACAAAGAGTTGGTAAAGAGATTAGATTAATAGATTACTATGAAACATCTGGTGAATCTTTATCGCACTATGCAAATGTATTAGAAGAAAAAGGTTATAAGTATGGTCGACATGTTGGACCACATGATATAACTACAAGAGAACTAGGCACAGGCAAATCAAGACTTGAAGTTGCTTATGAACTAGGTATAGATTTTGAGGTGTGTCCTCGACTAGCAGTTGATCACGGTATCGAAGCTGTAAGAAANAACTTAGATAACTGTTGGTTTGATAAAAATAAATGTAAATATGGTATTGATTGTTTGCGACAATACCGTAAACAGTTTGATGATAAGATGCAGACTTTTAAAAATAAACCTCTACATGACTGGGCTTCACACGCAGCAGATAGTTTTAGATATGGTTGTTCCGTTGACGGACCAACTAGAACTGACTGGGCTAAGCCTATGAATATAGACACTAGATATATAGTTTAAGGAACAATATGGCAAAAGGTAAACCACTAGACGATTATAACATATCAGGCATTCTTGGAGATCATATTAAGAATAGCTATGGTTTTTATGAATCAGAGTTAACAGACTCAAGACGCAAAGCTAATGAATATTACTTTGGTGAAGGGTTTGGTAATGAAGTAGAAGGCAGATCACAAGTAGTATCTACTGATGTAGCTGATACTATTGAGTCTATATTACCACCATTACTAAGAATATTTACTGCATCAGATAACATTGTTAAGGTAGAACCTGTTGGAGAAGAAGATGTTAAGATTGCAGAACAAGCAACTGATTATTTAAATCATATCTTTAATAAAGACAATGATGGTTTCACTGCATTATACACAATGTTTAAAGATGCATTGCTACAAAAGAATGGTATCTGCAAAGTATATTGGGATGATTCAGAAAAAGTAGATAGAGAAACGTATCAGAAATTATCTGATGATGAGTTTACTATGTTGATTGATGAAGATGGTGTTGAAGTATTAGAACATACTGAGTACAAAGATGAAACATTTGAAAAAGAAAAGAAGAAAGCTAAAGATCAATTAGGATTAAATCCAGATGCTTTACAAGCTGAGATTGCACAAGAACAATTAGATAGTATACCTACACCAAACTTACATGATGTAGTTATTTCTAGAACACAAGTATTTGGTAGAGTTAAAATAGAACCAATACCACCTGAAGAATTTCTTATTGAAAGACAAGCTAAGTCTTTGAAAGATGCTAAATTTATATGTCATAAAGTTCCAACTACTCGTAGTGAATTAATTGAAATGGGGTTTGATTATGACAGAGTTTATAATTTACCTATTGAAAATAAAGAACAATACAATTCAGAAAGATCTGTAAGATATAAAAACATAGATGATGATTATGATAGAACTGTTGGTGATACATCTACAGAAGAAGTTATAGTTTATGAATCATATATTAAAATAGATATGGATGGTACTGGTGTTGCTGAACTAAGAAAGATTACTAGTGCAGGTGAAGGTGGTTATACTATCCTTGATAATGTACCTGTAGATTCACATCCATTCTGTTCTATTACTCCTATCATAGTACCACATAGATTCTATGGTAGATCAGTATCAGAACTAGTAGAAGATATTCAGTTAATTAAATCTACTGTTATGCGTCAAGTATTAGATAACATGTACTTAACAAACAATAACAGAGTTGCAGTTATGGATGGTCAGGTTAATCTTGATGATCTATTAACTAATCGACCAGGCGGAATTGTAAGAACTAAAGGCGCACCTAGTCAGGTTATGATGCCATTACAAAATCAAACATTAACTAATCAAGCATTCCCATTACTTGAATACCTAGATACTATTAAAGAAGAACGTAGTGGTATCACTAAGTATAACCAAGGTATGGATACTGATACACTTAATAAAACTGCATCAGGTATAAATACTATTCTATCACAATCACAAATGCGATTAGAATTAATTGCTAGAGTATTTGCTGAAACTGGTGTTAAAGATATATTTAAAAAGATGTTTGAACTAGTAGTTAAGTATCAAGACAAAGAACGTATTATTAAAGTTAATAGTAATTTTGTTCCTATGAATCCTATGGAGTGGAGAGATAGATGCAATGTTACTATTCATGTTGGACTAGGTACAGGATCAAGAGATCAACAACTACAAATACTTAATGCTATACTTGGTAGACAACTAGAAGCTATTAAACTTCAAGGATCTGCACAAGGACCAGTGGTTAATCTTAAAAATATTTACAATACTCTTTCTCGTATCATTGAGAATGCAGGACTAAAAGATGTTGGATCATACTTTACTAATCCTGAAATTGGTATGCAACAAATGAAACCGCAACCTAAACCACCATCTGAATTTGAGAAAGTATCACAGATACAAACTCAACAGAAAGCTGCAGAAGCACAGATGAATTATGAAAATAGAATGCGTGAGATGGAACTTAAGTATCAGAAAATGATATTAGAGTTTGAAGCTAAAGCTAAAGAACTTGAACTTAAATACAACGCTGATATAGATGAGAAAGCTATTAGACGTGAAGCATTAGACATGAAAGGTATAACTGATACCAATAAACAAATGCTTGACGCAGCTACTAAAAATTTGTTAGAACCAGAAGAACAACAAACACAGGTAGAAATAAATGTCGGACCTACAACTAGAGAGCAGTAGAGGCTCAAGAGCAAAAAATATTTTAGAAGATGAGTTGTTTAAAGAAACAATAGAAACTTTAAAACAATCTTATACTGAAGCGATATTTCAAACAGGACCAAATGATGAGCTTGCAAGAACAAAGATCTATCTTGCATATCAAATTTTAGGTAAGTTTGAAAACCATTTCCGTACTGTTATGGAAACTGGTCAACTTGCTAGCAAACAATTAGATGAGCTACGCAAAAAATAGCACCACCCATATTGGAGTGCTTTAAATAACACCAACCACAAAGGAGTGTACACATGGCTGATGAAGCTACAAATGTATTAGGCGCTGCAAAAACCCTATCAGGTTTGATGCAAGGCTTGACTTCTGAGTCAGCACCTGCTGAGCCAGAACAAACAACTGAAGAAGTTGTAGAAGAACCAACTGAAGATAACATACCTGTAGAGGATGTAGAACAAGTTGAGGTAGCTGAAGCTACAGATGACGCTGAACAAGATATTAACGAAAGTTCAGAGGAGCCTTCATATACTGTTAAAGTAGACGGTAGTGAGATGGAGGTGACCCTTGATGAACTACTTCGGGGATACCAAAGAGAAGCAGATTACACACGCAAGACATCAGAATTATCTTTAGAGAAATCAAAGTACAATGATCTAATGCAACAATCTCAATCTGAGATTAATAATAAATTGTCTAAACTTGAAGAACTTACAACTGTAGCTCAACAAGAGTTACAACAAGAGTATAGTAGAATAGACTTTGAAAAACTTTACGATGAAGATCCGTCAGAAGCTGCACGCTTAGAGCATAAGATGCGTAAACGTGCTGAGAATCTGGCAATGATTCAGGAAGAAACTAAAGCTAATCAACAGCAAGAGTTTCAAAAATACTTACAAGAACAACAACATAAAGTTAGTACTCTTGTTCCTGAGTTTAATGATCCTGCTAAAGCAAGCAAACTTAAATCTGATATGAGAGTATATCTTTCTAAATTAGGTTATGGTGATAAAGATATAAATAGTATTTATGATGCAAGACAAGTCTTGTTAATTAGAGATGCTATGGCTTATGATGCTTTAAAAAAATCAAATGCTAAAGTTACAAAGAAAGTTGCTACTGCTCCCAAAGTGGTAAGATCTGGCACCGCTAAAAATAAAGGCGATGCTTCTTTAAAACTTAGACGAGAGAAACTAAATCGTCTGAAGAAAACAGGAGCTGCTAAAGATGCTGCTTCTATTTTTAAAGACTATCTATAAACTAATATAAGGAGTCCTTAAATGGCACAACCAACAAACTTGTACGATACGTACGATACTACTGGTATTAGAGAAGATTTAGTAGATGTAATTTACAATATATCTCCTGAAGATACTCCAATACTTTCTGCAATCCCAAGAGCGATTGCTAAACAAACTAAGCATGAGTGGCAAATAGATTCATTAGCTGCTGCTGCTTCTAATGCTGTTATCGAAGGTGATGACGCTACTATAGATGCTGCTACTGCAACTGCTAGAAAACAAAACTTTACACAAATTATGGATAAAGTAATTGCTGTTTCTGGTACGCAATCATCTGTTGATGCTGCTGGTAGAGCTGACGAAATGGCTTACCAAATTGCTAAGAAATCTAAAGAACTTAAAAAAGATATGGAGCTTGCTCTTTCATCTGCTACACTAGCTGCCGTAGGTTCTGCAAGTGCTGCAAGAACTTTTGGTGGATTACAATGCTGGATTGAAACTAACGGATCTGCTGGAACTAATGGAACATTATCAACTGGTGATGGTACTGATGCTCCTGGTGCAGGAACAAATAGAGCAATAACTGAAGCAATCTTGAAAGAAACTATCCAAGAAGTTTACACTGCAGGCGGAGATCTAGATGTTCTAGTTGTACCACCTAAAGTAAAACAAACTATATCTGGATTTGTTGGAGCTAGTAGTTCTAATCCTAGAATGTTTACTAGTGAAGATAAAACTTTTGGTGCATCCATTGATGTGTATGTATCAGACTTTGGTAATCTTCAGATTATACCTAACAGAACTATGGCTGGATTAGAAACTTGTTTCTTATTACAAACAGACATGGCTGCTGCCGCTTACCTAAGAGATTTCCAAGTGAATGATCTTGCTAAGACTGGCGACTCAGAGAAAAAACAACTACTAGTTGAATTTACTCTAGAAGTTAGAAACGAAGCTGCTCACGGTATCTTATTAGATATTACTGAGTAATTAATAATTAGGGGGAGCTTCGGCTCCCTCTTTTACATAAGGAAAAAAAATGAAATCTCCAACAACATTTAGACCAGGCGCAACACAGACTGTAGCTGTAGGAGCATCTTCTGCTGCTTCTAGTGCTTTTAATGCACATACTAGAGAAATTAGAGTAGTAACTACTGTTGATGCTTATGTAGCATTTGATGCTGCACCTACTGCTAGCTCATCATCTTTGATTGTACCTGCATTTACTGTAGAATACTTTAGAGTAGATTCAGCAAGTAAAGTTGCATTACTTAGAGTTGGTTCTGTAACAGGAACTGCTAGAATAACAGAACTTAGTCAGTAATGAGACCAGGTTTTTTATCAATACGAAGTCAGGACCGCTACCGTAACCGTAGGACAGATGTACCTAATGATGCTATAAACCTAGAAGATTTAACATACCTATTATTAGAAACAGGCGATAACATCATACGTGAAGATGGTGTAGGTGTTTCTTACTTTACTGATAATCCAATCCAAAACTAATGGAGTTTAGTGAATTAGTAAATATTATAAAGAACAAAGAGCAAAGCTCTAAGCAACAAAACAAGAACAAACAAAGAACAAAAGTATTAAGAAAGAGGATTAAAAATGGCTGATAGTAAGATTAGTGCATTGACAGCATTGACGACTGCTGCTGCTGCTGACGTACTACCTATTGTAGATACTAGTGCAACTGCAACTAAAA